TTCCATTCATCAGCATATCTTGCTGAACCTGTGCGTTGACCTTGAGATAAATCTATTCCATGTTTTTCTTCAAGAGCTTTAGTTTCTAATGCTGGTAAATTTATTTTTTCAGGTGAAACATTACGAATGACGTTTTGTGTTTCAGAACTTAAATCAGGTACTAAAGCATTAATTTGATTTTGTTTAGTAACATTTGCTGCACCACCACCTGTCATAATTTCAGGTTGATAATTTGCACCTTCAATAGTTACTGTAGGCTTATTTTTAAGCCTTTGGAAGGCTTCTTGAGCAGGTGCTACTGTTTCAGCTACAGTCTCAGCAATCGGTTGTAATGCCTTTCCTGTGGCTTTTAATACAGGTTTAACTCCTGCAACTATTGGTTCTCCTGCAACAGTTAAAGGTGCGTCATATACTCCACCTTTAATCATTTCCCCTAATACTTGTCCTGGTTGTTGTTCTGATAATGCCGTTAAAGTCTCTATAGGATGTATAAGTGTTTGATACATACCTTTACCAGCTTCTATTAACTTTTGACGAGCTTCTTCTTTCATTTGCTCATCGCCAATAATAGGCATACCACCTACACCATATTTCAACATATTAGCTGTTATTGCGTTCTTTTTCCAATCTTCCCAAGACATTTGCCCTAAGACATTAGATATATCAGAAACTATAGGTTCTAAATTACCCCCACCAGCTTGTCTTGCTTTTTCGCCTTGAGCAACTAAATTAGGGTTATAAAAGCCATGTTTGTATTCTTGTTCTTGTGGAGCATTAAATAAACTACTTTTATCTTGTTGAAACTCACTTAAAACATCAGGTTCAGTATAAACTTTAGGTTCAGTTAAAACAGGTTTATAACTAGGGTCAATAACTGTATGAACAGGGTCTTTCTTTCCTGATGGTCTATGCAATCCGAATTGCTTTAAAAAATCATCAGGAACTTCTGTAGATATATCAGCAGCATCAGTATGGAAATATTCTTGATTAGGATAATCAGCAGGATTAGTTGGTATATAAATCCCCTTTTCTCCACGCTTATATCTGTTATATAAATCTTGTTGTTCTTTTCGTGTTCTTACTTGGCTTGTAATAGGTAAATCTTTACCATATTTTTCTTTATAAGCTGTTTTAGCTTGTTCTAAACGAGCCGCCAATTCTGGGTTTAATTCAGGTGTCTTAAATGACTTTTTAAATTCTGCAAAATCACTAAGAACATCAGGTTCAGCAAATTCAGCCATTAGTTTTCACCTCGTTCTAATCGATGAAGATTTTTTAAATTCTTTTCAAATTTTGTTAAATCTTTACCTTGCAATAATTCTTTTTTAGCTTTTGCTTTTTCTTCTTTGGACATATCAGAATTAACAATATTTTGATATTTAAATACGTCAGCATCAAAATTATTAGTCCAAGCATTTTTAAAACTAGAAGCATTTAAATGGCCATTAACATTACCTTTTTTATCAATATAAGCATTTAAACCTTTATTGAATTTCATATTATTAACAGTATCAGCTTCAATTCTTTCTAAAATCTTTTCTAAACCTTTTTCACTTAAATTTGCATTAGGTGATGTTTGAGAAATAGTTTCTCTTGATGAATCTGTTTTAGCTCCTAAAATAGCACCTTGACGAGCTTGTATATCAGCAGCGTTTTTAACTAAAGTTTCTAATTCAGGGTTAGCTATAAATATTTGTTTTGCACTTCTTAAACCTTGACCTATTGCTGTTCCTGAACTTTCTTTTATTGATTTTCTTGCTGCACGAATAGAAGTTAATAAATTAGAAGAATCAGAAGCAATATCAGAAGATTTTTGTCTTAAAACTAATCCTTCTTCATAACTTGGTTTTTCTAATTCAGATATTTGTGGAGGATATGTTTCAGGTCTTTTTGGGAATCTTTCAATAAATAATGGTTCTTTAGTTTCAGTTGGTGCATTTGATGGTGCATTTAGTGGTGCATTTGATGGTGCAGGTTGTTCGCCACCAATAACAGGCAATCCATAAGTAGCCGTAGGAGCATTACCACCGACTGATGGTTGTGTAGTTGTTTGAACATTAAGACCACCAACATTTTGTAATCCAACTTTAGGAGCAAATGCTTCTAATTGTTGTGGAGGTGTAAGTAATTGTTCAGAAGCCTGAATAGCTGTTTTAGAAATATTTGGATTGGGTTTATCACCCATTAAACCTAATGAACTAATACTTGCATCAACAAATTGTTGTATGTTTTTATTATCAGGATATTGTTTTTTTAAACTATTTAATGCATCAAGATATGCTTTAGGGTCATTTACACCTGCACGACCTAATGCTCCATAAACAGAAGCAATAACTGATTTTTCATTTTGCGTCATATTTACTTTAGCATTTTCAGCCGTTGTGTGATTGTTTGCTAAAGTAGTTAATTTTGTTGCGTGTTCAGTTCCGCTTAAAGGTGCTATCGCTGGTAAAACAGAATTTACCTTATTAATGTCAGTTTCACCTTTATCATTTTGCCAATTTCTAGGGTCTGACATAAATGCTTGTATTGCTTTACGCTCATCATTTAATTGAGATTCTCTTTGTAAACCAAAACCAGCTTTTTCTGATTCAATTCCTGCAGTTTTTGAAAGAGCTTGTTCCTTTGAAATCATCGCTGGATACAATTCTTTTAACTTAGATAATTCATATTGCGACTTTTGAACACCCAACATTTCAGATAAAGACATACCTTTAGGTGCTTGTAAATTGCCAAATATACTTGTATCAGCTTTTTGAACTTCTGCCATAATTTATCCTTGATATGTTGGTGAAAGCATATTAGAACTTGGTGTTGCATATTCTGTTCCACTACCAATTTGAGCTACTCCACCACCACTAGGTGTTGTTTGACCTTGACCAGCTTGTGTTAAATAAGCCAAATTACCTAAATTATTTAATGCTCCACCATAAGCATTTGCTTGACCTATTTGACCTGCAGCTAATGAATTACCAATTCCTGTTGTTAAATTAGCTACATTTGTTCCTGTTCCAATCATTGCATTGGCTGCACCTGTTGTGCCTTGTAAGCCTATTCCTGCTAATCCTGATAAACGATTGTAAAGATTAGTTTGATTTGCTGTGTAGTTATTAAATGCGTTTTGATAAGCATTAGCTGCAAAGTTTTGTGTGTAATCTTGTAAACCTTTTAAAGCATTTCCACTTACCATTCCACCTGTAGCATTTGCAGCTGCATTTGTTGCACCTTGACCTTGTTGTAATTGAAAAGCGTAATTAGGTGCTAAATTAGCATTTAAATCTTGATTACTAAATTGGCTTGTTAAATAAGGCATGCTTGCATTAATTTGATTTAATGATGTTGTGCCTAAATTTTGGTAAGGTTGATACAAATTAGCTGCTTGACCACCTGTTTGCAATAATTGATTTTGTGCAGCTGCTTGTGCATTAGCTTGAGTTTGAGCAGCACTCTTAGCACCTTGAGCACTAATTAATGAGCCAGCTACAGTAGCTCCAGCAATAGCAGTCATTCCCCAAGTCATAATATATTTCCTTTGTTTTCTAATAAAGCATCGACAGAATCAATTAAACCCATGTTTTCATAATTAGGCGATATTACTTCATCTTCAATTTTATCTAAATCATTTTCATTTGCAAATTTAGTTAAATGAATAGTTGTCCATAAAGTATCTTCTACAGCATAAACTGAACGCTTTAAACCTATTTCAGAAACAAACGTAATTGGTGCTTCTAAATGTTTTTCTCCAAATTCGGTATAAACAATTACCTTACCTTTTGAAATAATATTTAAATGTTGATGTTTATGTATTTTACCTATTATTAAAGTATCTTTGGGTATAAACATTTCTCTAGCATAAGTGCAACATCCGTATTTTTCATCAATAGGAGAAAAATAATGCTTAACAATACAATCTTCTAATTTTGATTCAATTTGACCATTTTTAATCATTTCTTGTAATCCGTTTTGAACAGACAAAATGTCTTGTCTAAACTTAACTTTTTCTAAAGAATTATCAATAATGTTAGACATTGTAATAAGGCACTTTATAAGGTTTACCATTAACAGTTACATTAATAAATCCTACAGGATTTGTCGGTAATGTTCCACTACCTTTTGTTGCTGTTGGTGCTGAACCAAAATTCAATAAATTTAAAAACCATTGTTGCCAAGCTCTAGTCGGCATTTTATTGCCATCATCTAATAATGGTGTTTGTGGGTATGGATTATTAACACCTGTTCCCCATAAATTGCTATTCTGAGACATTAGTTTTCTCCTACACTAGCTTTTAAATTTGCTGAAACAATAACGGCTTTTATAGGGTCAGTAACAGTTACTTCAAATACTCTATCCCTTGACCAACCTAATCTTCGCCAAATAATACGATTCTTATATTTACCAATTAATCCTATGCTTGACCAATGCTCATTACTCCAAGTTGAGCCACCATCATTACTCCATCGCAACATAGCTTGAGGGTTTGCACCCACTACTTCACCATTTAACGGAACAGTTACACCTGTTAAGCCTACGCCTGGCTGAAACTGTATCTGTAATTCTTCAAAATATTGACGCTGTAAATCTGAAACTAAATGAGGTGCTCGTCTTAATCTACGAATAGTATCGCCATTGTCAGTATAGTTATTTAAATCTATTTGATAAATTTGCCCATTTTCCCAATCGCCAGCTAATACTATGCCCTGAAACAATGCTGAAACTTGTGTTCTATGTCTATGATATACGTTATTGCTATCAACCCACAACCATTTATGCCACATTCCTGTTGCAATATCATAAGCCCATGTTAAATCAATCGTAGGAAACGATATTACATATACTTCATGTCCTTCTAATTGGTAAGTATAAGCAACAGCATCAGCAATATATTGGTCAACTAAAGTATTTTCTACAGCATGGGTTGAAATACGAGTCGGAAAATATCCGTTCATTTGCACTATTTCAGCTTGACCACGATTATTTTTACTTAAATAAGCAAAAGAATTTCCAAGTCTTGAAATAGAAAATGGAGCAACAATACCTTGCTGACTAGAAGAACCAGGTATTCTTTGAAATGGAAATGGAAATGTCCCAACATCAGCCCATACTTCACTCGTGTTTTCCCCTAATAAATAGACTTGCCCATGGTCGCATATTAAAGATACAAGATTATCAGGACCAGTAAACTTACTCGCATAACTTAATGAATAAGTAATTGGACTTAAAATATTAGAAGCTGCCCATTCTTGCGTATTAGGGTCGTTATAAACAAAATAATTGTCCACAACATCAACAACTGTAGCACCACTAAATGCACCATCAGTCGTAGGTATAACACTAAAATTCAAGGCATACATGGTTCTTGAAGCAATACTTTGTGAATTATTAATCACATAATTGCCTGTTCCACCTGTTCCTGTTCCAAATGTTAGTGTTAGGGTTAACCCTGTTCCTACGTTATTGGTAGAAGTCGATACGGGATTTATTGGAAGTGATGTATAAGCACCTGAAAAAGTTTGAGTTAAGCCTGTTACGACTCCTGATGAAACGGAAGTTACTGTAAAAGTAGCTGGACTATTTCCATAAACCCCACCTAAAACCGATACAGTATCGTTTACAGCGTACCCTGTTCCACCTGTAGTAATACTAGCACTTAGAACTGTTCCGTTGCCTAGAGCCGTTATAATCGTGTTTGGTGTTACTCCTGTGCCTGTTATTGTCTGACCGACATATAATGTTCCTGAAGTAACTGCTGATACTGTTAAAGTAGTTGTTGCGATAGACGCTGTAATAACTGAAGCAACATTCGCTGAATTCATTTGCTCAGGTGTTGCTATTGTTGCAGAATTATTTAATGTCCAAGTCGTTCCTGAACCACTTACAATGACTGTTTCAGCTGGAACTCCAAAACCAAATAATGCTTGATTAGCAGATATTGTTCCACTAATAACACGAGTAACTGTCAGGGTATTCCCTGATATTGTTCCTTGAAATATAGCAGCACTTGGGTTTGAAATTCTCCATGTATAACGATAGTTTCCATCAGTAATATAGACGTTTACTCCGTTATCTGTAATTCCTACACGACCACTATTTGTATTTAATTGACCAATAATCGTAGGGGTAAAAGTAGAATTTAATACATAAACATAATATCCACAAACAGCAACCATATAATTACCACCGGATACTGTTCTCATGCCACGAACTTCAGCTTGTGGAGATAAAGCCACTATTGATGTAAGTCCAGGTGTCGGATATAAAGCAATCACTCCTCTAGAGCCTTGAGGTTTAGTAGGGTCTATTTCAGGATACCAATTAATGCACTCCTGTGCATCTTGGTACAAAGATGGAGCTTCATAACTTGCACCTACAAAACCAAAGTCTGCCATTATTCAGATTCCTTATAAGAATCACCACGAATTAAAGTTTTCATACTTGCTAAACTTATTTCAAATTTTAATGCTAATTCTCTTGTACTCATACCATTTTTTTTAAGTTCTCTAGCTTCTCTTGCTTGTGTCATTGTAAGTTTGCACCTTGGACCTTTGCCACCAGAAAAATCAGGGCTTCTACCTTTTCTTGCCTTATCTTCCATATTGTCTTTATGAGTACCAATCCACAAATGTTTTGGATTACAACATGACGGATTATCGCAAGTATGTAATAAAAATCCTTTTTCGCTAGTTTCTTTTGGTGCTTTCCTTTCAATATGCGTAAAGAATCACCTGAAAAAACCTCCGCTAAGTATCCAACCAGCATCTTTTGCCCTTCCAACCAACATTGAATCAGGATAACCTGCAGCTGCAATAGGCATCATATTATTGCGTTTAATAGTAGATTTAGCTTGAGCAGCATATCCTTGAATCATTCCAATTTGTATTTGTGAAGCCTTGCCATACATAGGCATCAATCTTTCAGCTAGACACCATCTAAGAGCCATTGAATAGCCTTGAGGTAATACTATCGTATCGTTAAATGTTTCATATCCACTAAAAATAGTAGATGAGAACATGTGCATTTCACCTTGTGATGGATTAGGCCATACAAATACGTTGCCATGGTCAGCATTAGGATTGTAATAAAGAGCTTTTGGCCATGGGCCATTTAATGTCTTTAATCCTATTTGATTGTAATTTTCTAAAGCAAGAACAGCTACTTGATAATCTAATCCACCATTTTGAACAGCTTGACCATTACTTTGTGTATTTACTCGAACATAGGCTTGGTCTATAAATAATGGCTTTTGATAATATGCTGTAATCGGTATCGGTGTAATAGTTGCTGTCATAGCTTCACTACCGACTGTTTGCGAGTTATTAACAGTATATGTACCTACACCACCACTAGCATTTAAAACGCTTTGTATAGCCGTATTTGCTGATACTCCTGTACCTGTTATAACAGCTCCTACCCCTAAATATCCTTGCGTTATTGCTGATACATTTAAAGTTGTTCCTGAAATAGAAGCTGTGAAACTAGGTGCTAATGTTGTTGCAGGATTGCTTAATTGATATGTTCCTACTTCATTGACATTACCACCTGCACCTGTAATAAATTGAACAATCTTTGTGCCTGTAGGTATGTTTGCACCTTTTAAAGTTTGACCTTGTGCGACTGCTCCTGTTGTTACACCTGTAACAGTTAAAATATTACCTGTAATTGTTCCTAATATGCTTGCACCTATGTAATTAGCTGTTGATGCTGTCGGACCAATCGTATATTGAATTTGACCTGATATTAACGGAAATATAATCTCTGTTGTGTTATATACCATCATATCCTCATTAGACCATTGGTCTATAAGGTCATTTAACATATCAAAGGCATCTTGAGCAGCTTCAGGACTAGGAGATTCCCCTGCTTCTAATGCTCCAATATCTTTTAATGCTCGGCTAATGATGTCGATAGGTGCAGTCATTTTTAGGCAGTAGCTGGTTGTGTTATAGGAGCTTCTAATGTTTGCCAAGGTAAAGGTGGCTGTACAACAGTTGGATTAATTAAATTGTTTAAATTTGTGTTTACAGCAGCTTCAGTAGCAGTTTGGTCTACACCATTAGCCCAACACCAATTAATTACTTCTTGTTGCGTAAGGTTTGCAAATGGAACAAAGTTTGGGTCGCCTGCAGGTGGCTCTACAAAACTACAAGTTCCATAAACAGAGTTGGTATAAGTTTTTTCAGGATTACCTGCTTGTTCAGTCCCAGTACATCTCCAACCACAATTAACTACTACTTGTGAAAATCCGTTAATTGTTTGAGTGCTAGTATTTAACCAATCTACAGTCCAATTTATTGTTGCTGACATATTAAACTCCTAGTTTTTGTTTAAGTTGATTTACTTCTGCTTTTAAATCTTGAATTTCTTTAATCATCATAGGTACTAATTTACTATAATCAACACCCATCATTTCATCAGGATTTGTGGGTTGGTGAACTGCGTATGGTGCTACCTCTACCAATTCTTGGGCAATAACGCCATAAGTGTTGTGTGTTCCGTCAGATTTCCAATCAAAAGAACGAATCTTGATTTGGTCAATATTGCCATCAGGAGCATCAACAATATTAGTCTTTAAGCGTTGGTCTGATGATGTGTTGTAATTTACAGCAGTTGTGCCTGATTGACTAATAGAGCCAATTTGTGAGCCGTTATAACCAAAAGTTGCATAAGAATATCCAGAAGATACACCATTTAAATGATTTACATAAAGATTAGCGGCAGTAGGAGTTCCTAAAACAATCGAATTACTATTGTTGATTGATGCACTTGTAGTCCCCACTAACAAGTTACCACTAGAGTCAATACGCATCCGTTCGCCAGCATAAGATGAAAAAGTTAAAGCATCTGTGCTTGCTGGAACAGAAATTGTAAAGTTACTAACGCCTTGTTGATAGAGCCTTAAAGTTGAAGCAGTACCACTAGCAGTTTGAACATCTAATTTTGCACCACCAGCAGTTTGATTTCCAAGTATTAATAATTGGCCATCGGTTTGTGCCAAAGTACAAGTATTTGTTGAATTAATGTTTCCAGTAACACTTAATAATGTGCCGTTAAAAGTTAAATTAGCACTACTTCCAAACGCACTTGTACCATTACCATACGGTATATATCCTGATGTTAATGTTGATAATCCTGTACCACCGTTTGCTACACCAAGAGCATTTGTTAAATTAAGTGTATTAGCCGTTAAAGTTGTAAATGCACCTGTACTCGGAGTTGTAGCACCAATAGAAGTGCTATTAATCGTTGAGCCTGTAATCGTGGAATTTGTAATGGTGTCAGTAGAAATAGGTGGATTAAAGAAAACTCCTCCTGGTCCTACTAACCCTAAACAATTTCCATTAACATCAAATTCAGCTTGAACAGGAACGATGTTTTGTGTGCTTGTCGTTGCGACTTTATTTGAACTCATTATGATATTCCTTCGCCTGGAGTGATTTCTAAACTTGTTGCTGCACTTGCTATAAACCAAGCATTTGGAGGAATACTACTAAATACTCCTACACCATTTGCAGGTATAGATAGAACATTAGCGATTCCACTAGAAGTTGGAGTAGTAGCTACAGGGGTAACTGATGCGTCATTAGGCTCTTGTGGAGACCAACCAACTCGAACTAAACTACTTGTTAAATTAACAATACGATACCCTGATGGATATACATTGTTATTTGATTTTACTTGGACAGGACTTGTTCCTACTAAATAAGTCGGTCCAAATGGTCCAAATGCTGAGTTATAAGCCATGATTTCTCCTTAGACTGCTGTAGTAGGTAAAGGCAAGTTTTCACAACGAGTTATACAAAATACATAAGTGCCTGGAGCTGGTGTTACTGCTCCTGATGTACTATTTAAAAATGCAACAGTTAAAACACCGTTCGTTAATACATCACATTCAGCTCCTGTTACTCCTGCTGTTTGAGCACCTGCTAAACCCACATACTGAACGATGTCAGTTGTTAATAGTCCAGCAATATTAAATGTTTGAGCAGCTGTTGTGTAGGATGCTACTGAAACAGGGGTTAGAGATGGTCCGATATAAGTTTGTGATAGAACATTACCACGAGAAATAGTTGTTGATGACATATTTTTTCCTTTAAAGGTTAATTCAATTATAGGTTTTTTAAGAAAAAAAGCCACACTTTTTGAGCATGGCTTTCTTTATTTACTTCTGTTGGTGATTAGCTTGATACGCTAAAGTCATAACCATATACATAAACGTCAAATGTTGCACCTGCTACTGCTGTTGTTAATGGTGCTGTTACGTTTAAATAAAGGTTTTGAACTGTAGTTGCTGTAGTTTGTGCTGAAGGAGCAACCAATGAAACACCTACTGTGGTGCTTAATTGTGATGCTGTTATTGCTCCATATAAACTTGAGCCACCACTTGTTGTCGCTACACCTAATGCTAAACCTGTAGGAGTTACTGAAACTCCAGCATTGTTTAGGTTAGTAACAATTAAGCTCTGTGGTAAAAATACAGAACTATTGTTTACTTGCATAGGGTAATTAGCGATTGCGTTAGCGTTCACGTTCTTCAACGTTGCAATCAAACGTAATGACTGTGAAGTCGTTACATTCGATGGGTGGGTTGAATTGGTTACTGCTGGTCCTGGATTTGCCATGATATTTTCCTTTCGTTAATTAAGCTGCAACACGACAAGCGAGTTCAGGATAGAGAGGAGCCCAACCATACAATACGTCAACACGAGTCGGAATAGAATCATTGTTGATGGTATATTGGCGGACAACACGCATGGAAAGACCAATCTCTTTATCAGAAGCACGACCAGCGAAATGGACTCCCTCTGGTAATTCCAGGTCAGCCATGGCCATGGTAAATGCATTGCGGTGCATCACAATGTTTTGTGGAGAAACGATACCATATCCACTTGCATTGTATTGGCTACCAAAGAATGTTACAGCAGCTGTTGATGATGTAGTAGGAATCGATACGTTTTGGAACTGACCACCTGAAATAACAGCAGGAGATACAGTAACTTGAACGCTTGAACCTGATGCTACAGAAACAGCACTCTTTACTACAAATGAACGCAATTTGTTAGTTCCGTATGCTTGACGATTCTGTGGGTTAACAGCATATACACCAGCGATTTGGAATGTATCACCTGCATTTAAATTGATTGTGCCTGTATTAGCAGCAGTCAAAGTAATAGTAGATTGTGATGCCCAACCTGTTGTTAAGAAGCCTGAAGCTGTTGTTGTGTTAACAGAAGCTGTAACAGTAGAACTAGAGAAGTTACCAAAAGTTTGACTTACAATATTTTGGTCAAGTTTCCAATTCATTCCACCGCTGTCGCGACCCATAAGCCCTTTGGTGTACTGTGCTGAAATCTCAGCAGTCGGTACAAATAAGCCTTTAAGAGAGTCTACAATAGTTGCTGATGTAAATGGCTCAACGATACATGAACGTCTACCATCACGAGGAGCACCTTCAGAATCTAAGTATGCTTGTGCTGATAAATATGTATATAGACCTGTTGGAGGTGTGCCTGGTGTTCCTACAATATTTGCTGTGTTTAATGCAGCTGTTGTAGTTCCATCAAAGTCAATTTTATTCGCAATCGCTGCAACAGCAGGCTTGAGAATTCTGTCGCTAAACATATCCAAAGACAATGCTAAATCCTGCGTTGTAAATTGGGTATCCACATGGAACTGATTTGATAAAGTTACAGGTACAGAAGTTTCATTGAGGTCTTCCACATTAAGGGCGGGTCCTAGCGTTCCTACGAACCTACCAGGTCTCCTGACATTTACTGTGGCTCCAATCTTGGCCCCCACGACTGCAAACTGGTCATCATAATTGCGGTCGACTTCACTTGTAAATGTTAATTCGTTTTCGAGAACCATCAACGCTTCGTTGGTGATTTTCGATATAGTTAATAGCGTATTTGCCATGATATTTCTCCAAAAAAATTAGGTTTATCTAAGCCTACCAGCTTGTCTTGCAGCTTTATACTGTGCGTATGTTCCATGAAACTGTCCATCAGTATCCACTAAAACATCAGCTCCAGCTTTGCCACCAGTCAAAGGACTAATAGGACTAGGTGCTTTACTTCTAGCGACTGGTTTCGGTTCTTCCTTGCGTTCAAACCTAGCTTCTAGCTTTCCAAGTTCTCTAAGAGCTTGTCGCAAAGGCATTTCAGTTAGCTTCTGAGCATAATCTTCATTTGATGCTAAATGATATAAAATTTGTGGTCCTACATCACTTTCTAAAATGCTATCTCTAATCTCATCACTTACGACAGTATTAGCAGATTTCACTACGTCATCAAAGTCTTTTATCTCATTCTTAGCTTGTTCAATCCTTTTTGTCCAAGATTTTGCAATCTTTTCTCGTTCAGCTTGTAACTTGCTTTGTGCTTCCTGTTCTTCTCTTTGCTTCAAAACATTTTCAGTAGACCAATCTATTAATGCTTTTTCAAATTCTTGAATGTCATTAAATTGGCTTACATCAGGTTTGCCTTCCATTGACATTTGTGGTGTCTCAGGTGCGTTCCTTGCTTCATACTCTCTTAGACGATTCTCTAGTTCTCTAGCTTTTGCTTCAGCTTCCTGTGCTCTTTTAGATACTTTTTCAAATCGTTTATTTAACTTGTCTTTCGGCTTTTCAGTCTCTTTAGCTTCTTCCTCTGCTTCGGGTTTACTCTGTTCTTCGACTTGTTCTGGCTCTGTATTAACAGCCTCAGGTGTGTCTTGCTCAGCTAAACCTAATCTCTCTGCATAAAAGGTTGTTGCGTTTTCACTTGTTACTACATTTGATGCTTCTCTTGTTTCTGTATCGGCCATGATTTCTCAAGCTCCTGATGGTTATGTTATAAAGTTTTAAAAATTATTTGTCAATTTCTTTTATTTCTTTCATGGCATCTTTTAATAATGC